CCTCGAGGCCGAGCTCCGCCATCGCCTCCGCGTGCCTCTCCTGCTCGCTGGTCCGCTGCGTCTCGATCGCCGAGACTCTCTGCGCGAGCTTCTCGCGCTGCGGCCGATTGCGCTCCAGCTTCAGCTCATGCGCCTCGTCGTCGTCCGCCTTCGCCTTTACGCGTTCCATCCGCTCGGCGTCCTGACGCTGCAAAACCGCCGACGCGTGCTGCGACAGCTTCTGCGGCTGTGGTATTCCGAGCGCCTGCACAGCATCCCTTTGGGCGGCGTCGCGCTGTCGATCGGCCTTCAGCTGAGCCAGCTCGGCTTCGAGTCGGTCGAAACGATCTGTCTCGTCGGTCATCGGATCGTCCCCCTTTCTTCCGGAGCGTTGTAGTCGACCGTCTCGAGCCGGCCCGCGGCGTGAGCCTCGATGAGGCTTGCGAGCGACGGCTGCCCACGGTGACGCAGCTGGCCGGATGTCGACAGCGCATGCAGATCGCCGGCCAGCTCAACAATCGCCCGCTCGGCGCGCATCAAACGCTCCCGTAGCACCGCGACCTCAGTCGCGCGCAGGTTCTCTGCCGCGGTCATGGGTTCCTCAGTTCGCGAAGACGCCGCTGAAATCGATCCTCGCGAGCGACGTCGGCCCGTAGCGAGCGGCGCGGGACGGTGACCCCGAGCGAGGCCAGGCGCGCCCGCGCCGGCGTCGTGTGATCCGGGATCGGCCGGGCTGCCTGGGCGTGCTGAAGGGCGCGCAGCGCGGCGACCGCGGCCTGGTTCGCCGCCTGATTGACGATGCTCAAATCACCCCGATGGAGATTGACCTGCTGTACGCGCCGCTCGGTTAAATCAGAGTTCCATTTTTACTGCGTAACAGTGAACGCGAAGCTCATCTGCCCGTCGAGGTCCCCGCGTCTGAGCTTCCGGATGATCGCGGCCGATTCGGCGTCCTCTTCATCCAAATCGGCCTCGAAGGCAAGCCCTGTCGAGTCTTCAGACAGCCGCAAGGTGCCCGAGCCGCCGCGGTTGGATTTGGTGCGCGCAAGCGGCAGTCCCGAGCCGACGTAACCGTGGTTCGCCACCAGGACCACATCAGGCTGCTCTCCGAGCGTTCGACGACAGAATCCGGGCATCATCATCTCCCGGTAGTCAGGCATGTCATAGAACACGCCGGTAACCGCAGCATGACCGGCCAGAATTGCTCCGCGGCCGGCCCGCTCGCGCAGCTCCATCTCGAGCCCGGGCAGCATGCGCCGCTCCAGGTGGCCCTTGAGCTCGGCGATCTTCGCTTTCCGTCGCGCGACCTCGCGCTGTTCCAGTTCACTCATCGTCTTCACCTCAGTTGCGATGTATTCCAGCTTCGTCGAGGAAAGCGAGCGTCGCCGCTGGATCGACGCCGGCCGCCTGCTTCCGGTACGCCAGCGCAAACGCGAGCGTCCATTCGCGTTTCTTCGGGGTCAGCCGCGGATCGGCAGCGAGCTGGCTAAGCACGTCCGCCGCCTCGGCCGCGTCCGCGGGATCGAGCGTGCGGATGCCCTCGAGCAGCTCAGGCAGAGCCTGCTCGTCGACCAGCCGGCGCTCGCGTGGGATCGGCACTCGCACGCTCACCACTCCCTCGAGACGCCGGCGAACACGGGCCCGTTCTGGCCAGCGCCCCGCCGTGAGTTACATCCGTAATGACAAGCTCGGAGCAGACTGAGGTCGACCGCCATCCGTCGCTGTGTCAGCAGGTCGTAATTCCGGATCTCTCGCATCGGAATGATGTGATCCACGCTCGGCGCCCACCGGCTGCGCGGCGAAGCGTCGAAATCCAGCTCGCCGCCGCAGAGCTCGCAGACCTGAGCGCCCTTCAGCACCTGGGCGCGCACCCGGCGCCAGTTGTGATCGCGGCCGATACGGCTCATGCCGGCACCGGCCCGAACTTCGCGAACGGCTCCTGCATCGCCGGATCGGCCCGCAGGACAGCGTTGAGATCGATGACGCGGGCCCTGGGGCGCTGCAACGATCGAGCTCCGAAGAGCGCCAGAGTGGCTGCGACTAGCGGCGAGATGTCAGTCCCGCTGTTGCGCCGGCTCCACGCCCACCGGTCGTTGAGAGTGCGTCGTGCAGCCCCGTCGATCGCCGCTAACAGCTCGGGTGGGTTGCGGTGACGGACTTCGCCTCGCATCACACTGTCGAAAAAGAGGCCGCACGCCTCGGCCATCTCGTGCGCAGTCGTGCAATGCAGCTTCCGGGCGATATGCGTCGTCACGCTCCGCTGGAGTCCGTCCACCGGTGCGAGCGCGTCGAAAACGATCTCCCCGACCGTCAGCTTGCCCACCAGGCGCGCCAAATCCTCGGCAAGCCAGTCACTTCCGGGCCGATACTCCAGCACGCCGACGTGCCAGGAGCCGTCTGAGCGCTTCCCGGCGACCGCAATGCACGCCCGCGAACGGTCCACCGAGACGTCCACGCCAAGCGCGACGGAGCGCACAGGCCGTGATTCGGGGTCCTCAAGCGCCTGCCAGCTCGCGATCGGAATGACCGGAGCGGCTTTTTGGGCCGTCCAACGGTTCAGAAACGCACGTTCGAACTCGTGGCGCTCCATCGACTCAAAATCGGCCTGGACTGTGGCCGCGGTGACGGTTATGCCGAGCGCCGGCATGCAGGAACCCCACGTCGCGGGATCACCAGGGTCAGCGTCATCAGTAGCCGCCCATTCGAAGTATGCGACGCCCTCGGTCACGCCAGCGGCGGCGATTTCGCGCCCGCGTGTGACCTTGTCGAACAGGAACGGCGAGGAATCCGGTGTCCCAGCCGTCGAAACCGTCCAGAACTGCGGCTGAGAGCGGGTCATCATCGCCGGCCGTAGCGCCTGCTCAATCCGTCCATCCGGATGCGCGAACGCCTCATCGAGCACCGCCAGATCAAGCGAATCCCCGTGCCCCGCTCGAGCGGTCGTCGCAACCAGGCTCTGCCGGCTGCCGTTCGCCCAAACCACACGCTCATGGCCGCTCTGACGATGCACGGTCATCAATCCGGCGAACGGCGACGCCGCAAGCAGCGGAAGCCAGTCACCGGCCCACTTTTTGCGAGCGTCCAGGCCGCTCTGGGCCGTGTAGACCACCCGCTGATCAGGCCACAGCAGACACCTCGTCACCCAAAGCACCAGCAGCAGCGTGCTCTTGCCTTGCTGCCGGGGGATTGACAGGGTCACGTCGCGGTAGATCAGCCGGCCGGCGTCGTCGAGCTCGAGCGCGACGTCGAGCACCTGGCCTGCCAAGGCATAAGCGTGATTCCGAGCGCCTTCGCCACCCGTGCGGCCGCAACGCCAAGCGTTCGCCGGCTCGGGGTGCGCGGAGTGAAATATCGCGGCTCAGCCACCGTTCTCACCCGCCAAAAGCCGCGTCACCATGTCCCAGCGCTCGGTCTGACCGGGCTTCAGCTCGTCCAAAGCGCCGCGAAACTCGCGCACCAGCGAAGCCGTCGCCAGAGCGGCGCTGCCCGTCGACGCCGTACCGGACCAATCGAGCTTCCGGGCGATCGCCCGCAGCGCCTCAACACGCACCAGACGGTCAGGATCAAGCTCGCCGAGCGATTCGACCAGCGCATCGACGGCGTGCTCAGCCGGCCGCGCCTGATCCGCAGCCAACGCACGGCTGATCGTTGACGGCGACACGCCAAACCTCTCCGCGACCTGCCGCTGAGACAATCCCTCGCTCAAGAGTGCGCGAATTGCGTTCGTGTCCACGCTCACGCCCTCCCCGAGAGGCCACGTTGCAGGGCTTGCGCGAAACCCGCAACCGTTGCGACGAACCGGGTTTGGTCGATCAGCGGAGTTTTTTGCCGACCCTGGCGGTCGCGGAGAGTCGATCCCAGACTTTGCGATGGCGCGTGGGGGTGCGGTTGTTGGCTTTGGGTCATGGTCACTGCTCCTGATCACGGCTGACCGGCTGCAAGCTGGGGTGGGGCCGGCGGGGCATGGGGTGAAAGCGGGCGGAAGTCGCGAACCATCTCCAAGTCGGCGCACCGGGCGACGAGCGCATCCGCTTCGTCCTCGAGCGAGCCGCGACACTCAGCGGCCACCTGGTTGAACTTCTCTCGCAGCCGCTCGTATTGGACCGCGTGCCCAAGCTCGTGAAGAATCGCCTCTCTGGTTTGCCGCCTGGTTAGGCAGCGGCGCACGTTGAGGATATGTCCAGCGTCACGCTCGAAGCCGCTGTACCAGGCCAGCGCCGTGGCGGGTTCCACGGTCTCGTCATCCCGGTCATGCCAGCGGACGGTCTGCGGCCATCTCAGGCCGTAGCGACGGCGCACTTCGGCCAGATCGCGCTGCGAGAAGTACATGCCCTCTGACTCAATCCAACCTTCGGCGTGCAGCATGTGCCGCTCGAGGTTGGCGGCAGTGCTCGCGGCGAGACGTTCCAGCAACGCCGCGCGCTCCTCAAGCGACTCTTCTAGTGACCGAGTGCGCTCCTCGAGCGCTTGTTGCAGCGACTGTGTCCGCTCGTTCACGTCGGCGAGCTCCTCGGCCATCATCTGCAGCAGCGGATCGCGACTGCCGCGGACCGAGGCGATTCGGCCTCGCTTATCGCGGACGACCTCGCTCACGCGACCGTCGTCGCGTTCGGTGCCGGCGATCTTGCCGTCAGAAGAGCGCCTGATAGTTGTGATGCTGGTGGTCATGCTGCGGCCTTCGGCGTATCGGCCGCAGTGGTTGCGGCGAGCTTGTCGGCGACCGCGCCGGCGATGAGCTTGCTCACGGTCGTGTTCCGCTGCCGTGCTAGTTGGCGCAGCTGCGCAACTTGGTGGTTTGGGACGCGACCGACTACCGGCGTCGTGATCGTTGAAGGCAACGTGGGGCTCCTGGTCGTCGTTGGTAAACCCTCTTACAAGAGGGTTGCATTCGCCTTGTCCCCTTTACGGACGTGTCGCTCCACCCGACAGCAGCCACGCGTCTAGCTCGGACTTACGGGCGATTAGGTTCGAGCCGTCGCGGTGACACGGGATACGCTTCGCAGAGGTGAGCGCATACACCCTTGATCGAGGCGCGTCGATGTAGCCAGCGATCTTGTCGGGGGCCCCCCCCCCCGCCCCCCCCGCCCCCCACCACGCCCGATCCGGCGCTGCCGGCGGTCGTCGAGGTGGCTGTGCCCGCGGTTCTCGAGGC